CTGTGGCCCCAATCACCAATGCCTGTCCGATGGCTTCAGGAGGGGCACGGGAGAGTTGATAGATTCCAGCGCCCGCAAGAACGACCAGCGTCGCAGCAATCACTCCGAGTGCAAGCATGCCTCCCTCGGGAGATAACTGCGTCGTAGAGGACATTATTAACTACCCTGAAGAAACTTAAGGATGCACGTCGCAGTGTTGTTCACGGGGCAAGAGAGGTGTGTTCACCGGACTGCAAAGCTCTTGAAACGTAACCTGCTCGAACCCAATAACGCAGTGGTCTTTTTGGCATGCGAGTCGTCGGAACCCCAACGGCTAGCAAACCACTTCCAAGGTGCCCAGTACGGAGGGTCGCATATTCTTTCCTCGTTCCGAACACCCGAGTTCAATACCTTTATGCAGTTGCTGGAGTGTTCCAATCGCCCTGCTCTGCGCCACGAGGTATTCAACCGAACAACGGAAGGATGGAGTATGGGATATCTCCACGCAAGCGGAACCGTGTTACAGTATTACCAACTGTGGAAAGCGTGGACCATGTTGCTGGAGTATGAAGCCGCCAACAAGATGAAGTTTGACGTGGTTGTCCGTTGCCGCCTGGATTCCCTACTGACCGAACCCTTGAACTTTTCCCTGCCGCAGTTTTGCCCGCGTGTTCCATTCAGTCTCCAACCGAACCGCGCCATTACCTTCGGACATGAGCAGTTCTGGGTTGCACCGCGCGACGTGTTCGCCTTGCTCGGTCCAATGGTGTTCACCTACGGAACGTGGGATTCGGGTGGTCTGTACGCATTCAATTCCGAGTCTTTCTTTGATGCGTTCTGTAAGGCCAACCACATCGGCCACGACTCGTTCTGGGACGCGGGAGATATGCTCAATTACTCCCACCCAGGAAACGACGAGATCACGTCGGATCCGAAGGTGTTTTCACTGCTTCGTTGAGCGGCGGCGAGTTTTCCGTGCACGGCGCTTCGTCTTGCGGGTCCGTCGTCTCCCTCCACTGGGCTTCGGTGTGATTGTGACACGTTTGAGCCCACTCGTAGGGGCTCCGATATCCTCGACCTGAACATTGTAGGGAGGGCAGATGAGGATTTCACAAGCACTAGTATTCCCCCACTCGCCTATTTTCTCTGGTTCCTTCGGAAATCTGTAGAGGTCAAGTGCAATACATCGAACTCCGGGTTTCACAATGATTCTTAGTATACAACACTCTCCCTTTCCTGCGAAGGTGTAGTCACGTGCCGTGTATTTATCATACGATGTAGAAATCGGCAAGGTTCCCCTTTTCAGTGATTCAATGTCTGTTTCTGGATTTCTCACTCCACGAAATACTTCGATCTCTCGTGTCAGCTTGGGGGCTCCAAAGAGTATGTTCTTATAGTCCTCCTTCTCGTCGTCGGTTAGTGGGTCGGTATCTGGAGGCGGTTCTGGTCCGCTCGGAAAAAGAGACCATGCTGCTTGAGGCGTTGTATATCTACGGGAGTTAAAGAGATAGTCATCGATCAGATCTTCCTTGCCACCGGAATCGACTAATGATTGAGTAAACGCCCTCTGTGCGGCTAGATCATCGCTTGAAAAGACATCTGCAATCTTTGGACGATATCCTGGACGACCGTATGAATTCTGCATCCCGTCGGGGCGTAGGAGCATCAGTTTATATTCGGGTGTCATCTTCACATATTCGTCGTCAGTATTTCGGTCATAATTAAAGTTTTTGGGATAGAACTCATCCCACGGGTCAGATGGGTCTGGAGCCGGAGGTGGAAGCGGGGGAGGAATCTTGTCTACACCGACAACAAAGGGTTTGAAACCTTGCTTGACTGGAAAGAAGTCCTCAGAAATATCTTCAGGAACATCTGCAATAGAAACTCCCAGAGTTCCGTTCGCCCCCCTTTCTGTAACTGTCATAGGATACCCTTGACGCATCAAGAATCTGTACCGCGTATCCTTCAAGTTCTTATCGTTCCTGCCCATCGTGAACCGATCAACGTCAGAAGGGGCTGGAAGTACATAAGTGCTTCCGACTTTTAGCTTAGAGAAGGAAACCGCCGCCATTACTTACGGTTACGACGAGTTTTGCGCTTCTTCGGGAGGCAATCGTAGAACACGCCCTTGCGGGTCTTGCGGAAGTTGTAGACATCGTAGCCTGGCGAACAGGTCTTCTTGGCGGCCTTCCTGGTCTTTGGCTGTGCGCGGCTCCGTGTGCCGCCCCCCGACACCTCCTCGAACCTATAGCTTTTACCAAACGATCCTTCGACTCCCGTCTTGTCCTTCTCAATGATAGCTTCACCCTTTTCAATCCTTGTGAACTTTCCAGTCCACACGGGCACATCAGGCTTCACGCCCATGTTCTTCCCGTATTCGCTATCGCGAAAGAACACATTGTACCTCTTACCAACATCCGACTTCGTAGGCCGAGCTGGCATTATTATACGCTGCGAATAAACTGGGCTACATAAAACTCCTTTAAAGGATAAGCACGTCAACTATACATGGAGGAGTGGAAGGATTCATCTCACGAAAACTACGAGGTGTCGAACCAAGGACGCGTGAGGAACCGATCGACGGGTAGGATCATGAAGCCTTACTTGGATCCTCATGGTTACTACAGTTTTCGACTTGCGAATAACAAGGTTCAGACGAAGAAATACCTTCACAGGCTCATGGCAGAAGCATTCATCGAGAACCCAGAGAATCTCAAATTGGTGGATCACATCAATCGAGATCGCGTCGACAACCGACTTGAGAACCTAAGGTGGATTTCATGCACGGGCAATATGTTGAATACTGCGCGACATGAACAAGATATGTATGGGATTTCGTGGTGTGCGAGCCGTAATAGTTATCAGGTCCATTTCAGACGCAATAAGAAACAGATGGGGTTTGGATACTTCCGAAGCATCGAAGAAGCCAAGACCAAGCGCGATGCAGTTCTTATCCAACTTAACAATGGAGAGTTCCTTACCTAAACTGATCTTATGAATTCCCATCTAAGGTAAGAACATATCTTCTCCCAGATGTGGTCGTGAGCAATCAGGCGGTCGCGGGACTTGAGCAACGGAAAGTAGACCTTGTACTCGTCCAAGTCCAGCAGCTCGAAGAACTTGTAGAGAATGTAGGAGTAGGACAGGAAGTTCGTGCGGTCGTTGGGGCAGTAGAGCAGGAACGGCGCCTGAATCTCTTGGAACATGGCGCGTATCTTCTCCTCAATCTCGGGCGTGATGGTGGGCGGTGGATTGCCGTTCAAGCGTGACAGAATGTGAGCCGCATGCTCGTAATACTTGGACCTCCCCAGCTTCTTCAGAATCTCGCGTATCTCCTTCTCCGTCAGGTCGGCAATATTGTCGATGCGACGCTTACGGATCTCCAGCACCACCTCGTTCATCACTTCTTCGGGAATCATGGTGGACTCCTTGGCCTGAAACTGGTTCAGGATTTCGTTGAGGTGGTTGATCTTCTTGTACGCGTAATTGTTCCGCTCCTTGGGCGGGTCACGGAACGACTGGAAATCCGACACCACCAACGAGTATTCCTCGGACCCACATTTCGGGCACACCAGAATCCCCTCGGAACTGATTTCCTCACGAGCCACATTGCACTGCGCACAGTGTTCGGTCTGCTGCTGCGTGGCCTCAGGGACCGCACCCAACTTCATGCGGGCGACATACTCATCAAACATCTGTTTGCGCGTGATGCCCGTATCCGTGGACGCCGCGGTGGCAAAATACTTCAGGAAGGTATTGGCATCCTTGGGGGCAACCGTCGTGGCCGAGGTGCCTCCCGATTCACGATTGTAGTAGCCCATCAGAATGTCCATGTTCTTCAGGTAATACTCCTGGACCGGGTCTGACTGCACGGCCTCTTGCTCCAGTTCCTTCACGCGCGCTTCCCACTGCGAGCACTGAATCACATCGCCAATCTCGTTGGATCCACGCACCGTTTGAATGCGCTCCTTCAATTGCGTCAATTCCGCATCCGCATCCGCCTTGGACTGGGTTTCCCGCAGTCCCTGAACAATATCCTGGTGAACCGAATCGAGCGTCCCGATGGACGCCGATCCCGTTTCCCGTATCCGCCTCACCTTGAATACGTCCATACTGAACTTGTGGTTGTCTATGTAGATGCCTTATTGTCCAACGCCTCCATCACTTCCTTCATAAAGGCAGGGTTTGAACAGATCTGTGGCCTCTGCTTGCGAACCGCCGACAACAACACGGGAAAGTCCAGTCCGAAGTTCTTACACATGTAATACAGCAGCAGGAACGCCGAGCGGTTGATGCCCGCTTGGCAGTGCACAAACACAATGGCGTTGGGCGCGCGGAGAAAGGACCGCAGGGCTGCTTCGAACTCTGGATACCAGTCGAGGATCTTCGCTTGGATGGAGTCGTGAGCGTCCAACTGGGCGTAACGGCTAGGATACATCTGCCGAAACCAAGCAGGTGAATCCTCGGAGAATGCGCAATTGATGACGTGTGTCACCCGATGTGTATTCACGAAAAACGAGGTCAATGACGCCCCGGCTCCCAAGCAAATGTTGGGATACACCCACGCAGGAGTGTCCATTCCTTATGAAGTGTCATGTGTCTTAAATACCCAAACTACCGAGAAACACGGAGAGCAAGTGGGCAATCACCACCGCGGCGGCGCCCAGGACGCCCGCTCCCTGCCACGACACCACACCTCCGCTGGTATACATGGACGGCAGATACTGCAGGAGCATGTTGCGCGGCGTCGACAGGGAGATGATCGCAGCCGCGACAAAGAAGCAGAAATACAGCTTCAGGTTACGGAACATGAATCCCATCGCAGGCAGGGTCGGCTTGAAGGATGGAATCATCGAGCCCTGCGTCGTCTGCTCTGTCGAGGGCATTGGGATCAGAGGCGGGGCCGACTGGTTGCCCTGCGGAGAGGGGAGCAAGGCATCCAAAGAA